CAATTTCCAACCTTGGTTTGCACCAGCAGGATTTACTAGAGGTATTGTAACAGGTGTTAATGATCTTGCATTATATCCTAAGCAAAAGCAAAGAGATCAACTTTATAAGATATCAACTAATCCAGTAGCATTTTTCCCAGGTGAAGGTTTTGTAATATTTGGTCAAAAGACTCTACTTAAGAAGCCAAGTGCATTTGATAGAATTAATGTAAGACGTCTGTTCTTAAACTTAGAAAAAGCTACAAGACAAACAGTTAAGTTCTTTGTATTTGAACCTAATACATTATTAACTCGTACTAGAGGATTGAATACATTATCCCCTCTTTTTGAGAATGCAAAAAATACAGAAGGTGTTTATGATTTCTTAGTAGTATGTGATGAAAGAAATAATACCCCTACAGTAATTGATCAGAATGAGTTAATAGTTGATATATATCTTAAACCGGTAAGAGCTGCAGAATTTATATTAGTTAATTTCTACGCAACAAAAACTGGAGCAGATTTCAACGAATTAGTTGGTTAAACGTTTTTAGTTTATAAATATTATTATGCCTGATACTAAATTAACAGATTTAGAAATATTAACCCAACCTGCAGACGGAGACGTATTGTATATAGTCGATGTAGATCAGGATAAATCTAAACAAATTACTTTTACTAACTTAGTAGGTACAAGAGTAGATAATTTAAGTACTAGTTTTATTAATTTAAGTGCTGATTTAACAATTAATAGTGATGCTAATTCGGATAATATAACTATTGCTCAAGGTGATATAATTCAAAATACTACTGATATATTTACATTAAGTACAGATTCAATAATTTTATCTAGTAATGTAGCTGATTTAAGTGCAGATGTTATTGATTTACAAGATAGTCCTTTAAGTGCAGTGGATACTAATAAATTTAGCTTTGGTACTGCTATGACAGTTAGTTCAGGAGCTACTATTACTCAACATGTTACTACTTTTGGCACTGATATAGGAGATTTAGCAACAGTTAGTCTAAGTGCTATAGGAGGTTTAAGCGGTATTGAAACAAATTTTTACCCTATAAGTGCTAATGTATTCGAGTTATTATTAACCACAAGAGTAAACGATGATAGACTTATTACAATTCCGGCTAACACAGTTTTTACATATTTAGTAACTAGGAACCCATCAATATAATAATAATAAAGATTAAATAATTATATGGCAGATACAACACAGACAATTCAAGGTTTTTATACACAAGCACAAGCTAGAGATTTTGCTAGAAATAATTTGTTTAGAGTTTTAAATATTAATTTCGGCGGTGGTACTGAAGTAACTTTTGATGAAAATGATTTAGTATATGCAACTACTGCAGTTTTACCTGGTAAAACAATAGGTAATGTGCAAGTACCTTATATGGGGTTAAATTTTAATGTTCCAGGTACAATTACTTATGATAATAGTGAAGGGTATACGTTAACTTTTAGATCTGATGAATCTCATAATTTAAGAGAAAAATTCTTACAAGTTCAAGCTGATACATTTGATGATGCAGATAGTACAGGTAACTATTTTATGCCAACAGCTGATGCAGTTATTGATTTAGTATTATTAGATAAACAACTTGAAAGGGTAGCACAATATCAATTAGTAGGTTGTTCTATTCGTAATGTAGGTCCTCAATCATATAATGCTACAGGCACTGGAGAAGTAGTTGAATTTACAACTACAGTGGCATACCATTACTTTAGAAAGACAGCATAATTTTTAAAACATCTAAATTTAAAAGCTCTCTTTGAGAGCTTTTTTTATGCATAAATATTATTATGCCAGGTATTTTAAATTCTATAAACAATGCTGTTCAAGGTATTGCTAATAAAACTAATGGTCTAGTAGGTGGTTCATTAGCTCAACCTGGTTTAGGGTTATTTGGAACTAATTTACCAGGTGTACCTTTAATTAGTTTTAGAGATAGATTTTTAGATAGTTTAGAAACCTGGAATACTTCTATACCTCTTAACACTCAGTTTATAGTTTTAATAGATAATTTTCCTATTGGTTTAACAACAAATGTTTTACAAAATTTAGAACCTATTGTACAAAGTACAGGTTTTGATATTAATTTACCTAAAGCAACTCTTACTAATTTTAAGAGTCAAGCTATAGTAGGTTGTATTTTTACTAATGGATTTAATATAGGGGATGATAGTTTAGAAGCAGATTCAGCTAAAATTGATAATAATAGAGGGTTTATACAAGGAACTATACTAAAAAATAGATCAGATTTTGCTTCTAATAAGTTTACCTTAAGTTTAAGAGAAACTAATTCATCATTTGTCGATTTTGTTATAAGACCTTGGGTTATAATGGCATCTCATTTCGGAATGGTAGCCAGAGACCAAACTAATCCTGCAGAACGAATAAAAGATCCTAAAGTTAATTTAACCGTTGTTCAATATACTAGAAGTGATGCAGGTATTTCTCAAATACCAAGAAAAACTTGGAGATTTTATAACTGTGTACCTACTACAGTAAGTACTAGAGATTACCAATATGGTGGTCAAGAGGATGTAAAGAATTTTGATACTCAGTGGGTTTATGATAGATATGAAATAAGTAGTAATCTATATTTAAATGTAGGTGAGCTTATTAAAGCTATTAATCCATTCCCTTTCTAAAATGAATCAATATTTTTATGAAAATTATGAAATAACTGAATTAAGTTATTTTGAATATAAAAATTTAGTTAAAAATTTGTTTACTAATGATCCGTGGGTATTAAATCAAGTTTTTGAAAATACTTTAAAAAATTCAGTTAAAGGGGATAATGATATTAATATATTTGATAAAGTAAAAATATTATTGTTTTTAAGATCATTAACATTAGGTGAAAATTTTAATTTAACTTTTAAAGAAAAAAACTATAATATGGATATAAATCAAATTATAGATAATATATCTATAAATGAAAATATTATAGTATCAGATAAAGTAGTTCTAAAAAAATCTAATAGTTTTTATATAGAAAATATATTGAATGATGTTATATTTTCAATAGAAAAGATAATTTTAGATAATGGTGAAATTAATTTTACTAAATTAGATAATAAACAGAAAAATATTATTTTTAATGAAATATCAGATACAAATATATCTGATATTATTTCAAAAATAGCTAAAAATTTAAGAGAAGATAATCTTAATTTGTTTAATATGAAATTAAATTTACATAACGGTGATATATTACATTTTTTAAAAAATATCTTTAATACCGAATTAGATAGCTTATATGATTTAGAATATCATCTTATTAGAAATTTAAATTTAAATACTACCGATTTTAAAAACTATTCATTAAGTGAATTAAAAATATTAATTAATAAATTAAAAGATGAATTTAAAGATACAAAAAAATCTAGTGGTGTTCCTATAACCTAAATGTAAATATATTCATGTCAGATAGTAATTTTAACGATATTTTACAGCAGGTAAAAAATTTAAAAAAAGAAATAACTTTTTATTCGCCTACTAGTGATAAAGAATTCAAAATTTACCCTCTAAGTTTAAAGCAACAAAAAGATATACTAGAAAATAGCTTTTCTTCTACTTTATCTTTATTATTTTTTAATAATTGTATATTTAAAATTATTAAAGAAAATTTTAACGGTAATATAGATGATTTAGATACTGTCGATAGAGTATCAATTTCACTTTCATTAAGGAACAAAATTAATAATATACATAAAGAAGGTGATATTGAGGTTAATTTAAGTAATCTTATAGAAAAAAATAAAGTACCAGTTAATTTTCAACCTAAAGAAGTGGTAACTGAAGATTTCACATTTAAATTAAGAAAACCTAATTTATTATTAGATAATAAAATTAATAATATTATCTTAAGAAAATATAAAAATGAAAAAATTACTGATAATAATGTTAATAATGTTATAAGTGATCTCTACATATATGAATTAGTTAAATTCATTGATGAATTTCAATTTGGAGAAAATTTAATTAATGTTGAAGAAAATATAGATAATACGGTTAAAATTTTAAGTGAAATAGATTCTAATAATTTTAAAGAAGTTTTTAGTTATATAAATGCTCTTAGAGAATTAGAAAATAATTTAACTAAAATTCCTAACTCAGATGATAATATTTCTCTTACCCCGGACTTCTTTATAGTTCAATAGGGTAATAAATATTATTAATGAGTCTTGAAGCCCAACAAGTAGAAACATTATCTTTATTATCTAAAGTATCAAGTAAATTAACTGATAGAGTTTTAGATTTAGAAAAAGCTATAAGTAACACTATAGGTATGGCTGTTAAAACAGCAAATAATAAACCTGAAAAATCAGAAGCAGTTTCTAATGTTTTTGATATGCAAGCTAATTTAGGTAATAAACAACCTGAAGCAATTGTAAAAGAAGCTGACCCAGTAATTATAGCTGATATTGGTAAAGAAGCTAAAAAAGACTTTAAAGAAGTTTTAGTACCTAGTGAAGAAGATGGGCAAGAAGTTACCATTAATGAAGAAGGTGGTATAATGGGTCATCTTAAGCAACTTATAGGACCCGCTTTAGTTATACTTGGCGGTTTAGGAGCTTTAGTTGGAGGTCTTTTTGCTGGAGGAGGTTCAGGGTTGCAAGACACTCTTCAAGTTATAGGAAAGGGTGGATTAGCAGCTGGTTTAAAAATGGCAGCTAAAGGATTAGGTGTTATATTAAAACCTCTATTGAAAAAAATACCGCTAATAGGTTCAGTAATTAGTTTTGGATTTGCTTATAGTGCATTTAAAAATGATGATCATATAGGTGGGTTATTTGATTTAGCTAGCGGTTTAGCTGGTTTATTATATTTTGTACCTGGTGGTCAAGCATTTGCATTTCCTCTTCAGTTAGGTATTGATACTTTAAGTGCTATGTTAAGTGTTGGTACGGAACAACAAGAAGGAGAAACGATGGGTCAAGCTAAAACAAGAACTTTGAAAGAGTTTATGGGTAAAATATTTGAAAAAATGAAGAATGTCTTTCCTTTAAGAAATTTTATATCATTTGGTACTGGTATTAGTGAAGTATTATCAGGTAATTTTTCTTCAGGTATTAGTAAAATGGTTACAGCTATGCCAATTTTTGATGTATTAAATTTAATCAATAATTTATTTCTTGGGGGAGAAGGTACAGTTGATGATATGGCATCCGGAATGAGTGAAAAAATTAGTAATATAGCAGGAGGTGCTAAGGCATTTGTTGCTGCTTTAATTGAACCTATTAAAGATAAATTTCCTATGAAAAATTTTATAGGTATATATGAAGGTATAGGAAAAGTATTTAAAGGTAATTTTAGAGAAGGTTTAGATCAAATAGGTAGTAATGGTTTACCGGTTCTTAAAGCAATTGGAGATTTCTTTTTTGGTAGCACTGATGCTGAAACAGGGGAAAAAACTCAAGCTGGTTATAAAAAAGTTTTAGGCACTTTAGGGGGATTTTTTGGACCTTTGAAAGATAAATTATTAATGAAAGTTTTAAGAATATTACCTGAAACTGTTTTAGGTATTAGTGTAAGAAATAGAGTTGCTAATTTATTAGGAGTTGAATTAGGACCGGTTGAAGATGATATGGAAGCAGCAGAACAAATTGCACCGGGTAAAAAACTTGAAGAAAGAAGAGAAGGCGGCCCAGTTAGAGAAAATAAACCATATATGGTAGGGGAAGCTGGGCCTGAATTATTTGTACCTACAGATAATGGAAATATAATAGATAATACATCTACATTAAATTTAGAAAATATTTTAGATAAAAATACATTTATAGATATTAATAATATGAATCTAAAAATAAGTCAAAATCAAATGAATGAACTTAAAAGAAATAATATGCTATTGCAAGCCATATTAGAAAAATCTAATAGCGGAAATACTATTATTAATAATAGAAGTAGTAGTATAGTAAATAATCAAAGTAGATCTGGTTTTAGGGATATGCAATTTGCTGTTTAATACTAAATATTATTAATGGCAAATAATTTATGGAGTTTAAAATTTGGTAAAGATAATACTATCCCAGTTTTAATAAGATCTGGTACTAATACTAACTCTGCTAATTTAAATCTTCAAAATAATGAAGTTTATAATAAGTTAAATGGTGGTGATACACCATATATACCTATTAATGTATTAGAAGAATTTCAATGGACTAAAAGTCCTAAAAGTTCACGTTTAGACGTACCTATTTTATCTTTGAAAGAAAAGAGAATTATTAAAAATAGTACCGTTACCAATCTTGCTTATTCGATTAATGCTACTGCAGACTTAGCTAAAACTTTATCTGATAAAATAGCCCAAGGTGATTTTATATTTTTTGACGATAGTGCTATTAAAGAAGGTTCGATATTAGAATCAACCACTAATTTAGTAAAAGGGGGTGCATCTACTATATCAGATACCTTAGAAGCAACTCAAAATTTAGTTAGTGAAAAACTTTTAGGTACTCAAACTTTCAAAAGTACCGTGTTACAACCATACAATGGACTATATAGTATAGAAAGTACAGGGTTTCAATATATTCTACCATTTTTAAACGATGAATATAGGAGTATGACTACTGCTATGGGAGAAGATCAAGAAAATCTATTTAGCGGTATGCAAAGAGCTGCTATTGATGCAGCTTCAGAGGTTGCAGGTGCAGTATTTGCATTAAGACCTGGCGTTTATATAGAAGAATCTAGACAATTTCAAATGTCACAAGATGGTAGGTCAGTTAATATAGTTTTACCCTTATTAAACACAGGTAGTTATGAAGATATATTAAAAAATTGGCAATTAATATTTGGATTAACTTATCAAAATAGACCTGGTAGAATTACTAAAAATCTTGTAGATATCCCAGTAATATATGAAGCTATAGTAGAAGATATACTTTTTATGCCTTATGCATATATTTCAGATTTATCAGTTAATTTTTTAGGTAATAGACGTACTATGGAAATAACAGTACCTGTAGAAGGTAATGAAAATAATAGTGGAGGCTTAACATTAAACGCTGCTATACCAGATGCATATGAATTAAATATTACCCTCAAAGGATTAAATGAAGAAACAAGAAACTTTATTTATGAAAGTATTAATCCTGGTGTAGTTAGAGCATCAGAAACAGAAGGAGATATAACACCTGGTGATGTACCCATACCTGATGAAACTAATACTAAAGCAGGTCCTACTAATTTTAGTTCTAGAAGTAATCCTGGTAGAACTTCAGTTAGAAATATACCTACAGAACCTGATCCAAGACCAAAACCTAGAAAAATTAAAAAGAGGAATAACTAATGGACGGAAAATTTCAAAATAATATTAACGAACTTCCTGAACTAGAAACTTATCGTTATGAAAATATTTTTAAAGTGTATGAAACTAAAAATTTAACTGTTTCAGGGGAAAATAATTTTTTTATATATAATATAATTAAAAAAATACATTTACCAGATAATATTGATAATTCATTTTTTGATGTTTTTACTTTAAATAAAAATTTACCTTTAACTACTATATCATATCAAATTTATAGTACTACATATTTATGGTGGTTAATTATGATAGTAAATAAAATAATTAACCCATATAAAGATCTTCCTATAGGAAAAGATATAAGATATATTAAACCAGAATTCGTAAAAATAGTTATTGATGCAATAACCAAACAGTTACAATGAGATACAAATTTTTAGAAGGATTTTTATACAATGATAAGAAAAAGTTTTTATATGTAGTAGATCAGCAAAACTATATTTTTAAAACTTTATTATTTAACCCTGATAGCAATGTTTCAGTTTTATCTAAATCTTCAATAAGAAATATTACTATAAATGATAATATAACTGACCCTTTTTTGAAAGGATCACTTACTATACTTAATGATGGAGAATCTTTAGAGCGTTTGCAGACACCAAAAAATGTAAAAGAATTTGAACCTGATGCAGATATACTTAAAGGATACACTTATAGAGGTGATGGTAGGGATCTATTTTATTTAGAAATTATACCTGTGGAAAACGTGGATGAAAGTTATGGTAAATTAGGTAATAAATTTAATGATACTTTTTCGTTTAAAAATATATTTTCAATAGTTAATGATGAACAATTATTTGATGGTGAGAATGAATTAAAAAGATTTGATTTTATTGACTTTGATGAAAAACTTTTAAAAGAAAAAAATATATTTTTTTCATCTACTAAATTATTAAAAACTGATAAACCAGTTGAATTATTATCAAATTCTGAAAGGGAAATACCTACCGGGGAATGTTTAAAATTAATTTTAAAAGATGGATTATTTCAAAATGATATTAATGAAATAATAAAAACTGAAAACGGAGAAACCCCTAATTTTGATACAGGTGCCAGTAAAATATTTTATACTTCACCATCTTCTAATTCAGCGTATGATGATCTAATGTATATTTATGAAAAACATACTACCGATAAAACTGGACAAGATTTCTCATTTTTAAAGAAAAGATATTATGATGGTCAATATGAACTAAAAAGTGTAAAGGAAAAATTTGATAAAGCATTTAATAAAGACCAGGATACTGCAGGTAAATTAAACATGGAAAAACTTGTTATAACAGGTGGAGCAGGTACTGGTGAAAATATTATTCAAAGTAGTAAAAAATCTCCATCAACTATTGCTTATTTTGGAGAAAAAGGTAATGTAATAGACTATAAGTTTTTTAACATTAATTCAGATATAAGTAGTAAAAAAAATAATACTAAAATTGTTCATTCATATAGTACTAATACTAAAAATTTTTATGTAGAACAAAAAGACAGTAATATAACTAGTGCTAAAAATACTTTTGATGAAAATTATGTAAGTAATATGAAAGGATTCAATAATTCACCTTCTCCAAGTATAGTTTTAAATTCATCTAAAACTACTAATTTATCGTATGAAAATGTATATTCATTATATAGCGAAGATGAATTTATCAGGAAATCTAGTGGAATAAATAAGCTTTTAAAAAATTTATTATTAACTAATATAGGGGTTGAATTAACTTTAAAGGGGCAAATGTTTAGAAAAGCTGGTAATTTTTTTACTTTAGATAGAAGTGAAAATTATGTTGAAAATAATTTTGATGATAAATTATTAGGTATATATTTTATAGTAGAAGTTAAACATATTTTTAATGAAGATAATACATACAATAATAAAATTTTTGCAGTAAAGACTTATAACTTTAAAGATCTAAAATTTAAGGAGAATATTTTATGAGTTATCAAACATCATTACTACCAAACTATTTAGATACGGTAATTTTACAAAAAACTGATTACTATAAAAATAATACTAATTTATTAGAATTATTTGGTGATTTTTTAGAAATATTGAATTTAAATTTAAATTATGAAAAAGCAAAATCTTCAGGGGACTTTTTAAAAGATATATCTGAAATTTATGAAAAACTTAATAATGATAAATTTAAAATTGATGGTGTGGATATAGATATACAAAATAAAAATTATTATATTGAAAAATATCAATCTTTGTCAAATAATTTTAAAATAATTATAGAAAATATTCTAGAAGGTAAAAATATATTTTTTAAAGAACTTTCAGATGATGTTGGTACTTTAGTTGATTCTAATACTATAGTGGATAATTCTATAATACCTTTTTTTGATATATTTTATAATGAAACTAAAAATATACCATTTAATATACCTAATACGGTCTTTAATAAAGTAACATTACAAAATAAAAGAATTCAAAAAAACTTTTCATTATTAAATGATGCTATTTTAAAAAATAATTTAAAAGATATAGCTAATTATTCTAATACTTCTATTAATAAATCTTCTCATAGTAGTAATTTAGTTACAGATTATGGCTATTATGAAAGATTATTAAATTTTTCTGAAGAAATAAGACAAACTATTTTTGTAGAGTTAACTGCAGATTTAGGTGAATATATTTATTTTTTAAAAAATCTTAATATTAGAAATCAAGATAATAATAGCGCTATACTACTTAAATTTAAAGCAACTATTGAAGATGTTGAGGAAAATTTAGATATATTTAAAAATCAAATTGTTAGTAAAGCTTATAAAAATAATTCAGTATTAAATTAACTCTCAGCAACTTCAGCATCAATAACTTTAGCATCATCCATTAGTTGTTTAAGTAACTCTTCTCTATTAATAGTTAGACCTATACGTTTATCATTTTCTTGAGCTAGCTCTTTTTTACTATCAATATCCATTTGTTTTATTTCTTTTCTACTATCATTTTGTTTATTAGATATTAATATTTTATTAAGACTTTCAATAGCTGATGCCGATGCACCAACTAATTTACTTAAAGCTTCAACATCTCTG